AAGCATCAAGACCATTAAAAGAAGGTTATTCATTAATGCAAGTGCCGGATGATCAATTTGGGGTTTACCAATTAAATACAGAAAGCAATAAACTTTTATATGCACCAGACGGATTTTATGCCTTTTATGATTGTAATCAAAATGGATGTTATGCACCAGGTCAAGGTGTTTCAGGTTCAGTCGTGGATGGTATAGTAACTAAAGTACAAACATTTTACTAATGATAGATAATATATTAACATTGCTAGAACTAGCAAAGGAACAAAACATAAGAAGTCAACATATTGATATTGCTCTTGGCAAAAATAAATTGCCGTTGTCTTTTAACGACATAAAAAACACTTTAAAATTAAAAAAATGACCGAGGAAACTATAAGATTGCAAATACAATTAGAAGATGCTGTAAAACAAATTGGCAAATTATCTGATCAAATGGAAGATTTTAAAAATGAAACTTTAGAATCTCAAAATGCTATAAAGGATATTGGTAAAACAGGCAATAAAAGATTAGCAGGTATTGGAAATGCAATTAAAAAAGTAGGAAAAGGTTTTAAAGGAGCAGGATTAGCAGTTAAAGCATTTATTGCAGGATTAGGATTAAAATTATTTGAAAAATTTACGGAAGTATTAATGCAAAACCAAACAATTGTAGATGGTCTTGCAGTTGCTTTTGGAACTGTTTCTACTGTTTTTACAAAATTTATAGATGGTATTGTAGATGCAGGAAAGGAATTTACCTCTCTTGGAGATATTGTCAAAAATTCAGTAATGATTCCTATAAATTTATTTAAAACCACTCTTTTTGGTATTCAAACAGGATTATTAAGGGCTCAACTTGCTTGGGAAAAATCATTTTTAGGTGGACAAGATGCAGATAAAATAAAAAAATTACAAGAGGATATAGATCGAGTAGACGAAAAAGTTGGTGATGCAGCAGGTGGATTGGTGGACAATGTTACAGGAATTGGAAAAGGATTTATACAAACAGGAAAAGAATTAGGTGATTTTACAGCAAAAGCAATTGAAAATACAGGTAAAATATCTGTAACACAAGAAGCTGCAAACCAAGAAAGAATACAACAATTAAGAAACGAAGCAAGAATTGCACTTGCAGAAAATGATAAATTACAATTTCAATACCAACTTGCGGCTGAAAGACAGAGGCAAATTAGAGATGATGTCACAGCTTCAATAGACGATAGAATTGCTGCTAACGACAAATTAAAAACAGTTTTACAGGAACAATTTGATTTACAATTAGCAAACGCACAAAAAGCATTAGATTTAGCGGAAGCAGAAATTGCGGCAAATCCTAATTTAATTGATAACAAAGAAGCATTAATATTAGCCGAAAAAAATCTATTAGATGTAAAGGAAAATATAGCAGGATTTGAATCAGAACAAAGAGTAAATGCAGAAGGATTAGAATTAGAAGCAATTGATTTAGTAAACAGTAGGAAAGAAGCAGAGAATGCAAGAGCAATAGCAAAAAAACAGGCAAATGCAGAGGAAATAGAAGATGAGGTTTTAAGATTACAAGCGTTAAAAAAAATATCAGAAGAAGAACAAGGAATAGAAGAAGCAAGGTTGCAAAAACAAATTGAACTTTTAGGTGAAGGCACACAGGCGAAACAAGATGCAGAACAACAATTATTAGATTTTACTCAAGAGAAACAATTAGAGCAAAGAGCATTTGATTTGCAAATAGAGGAACAAAAAAACGAGGAAGAACTAAAGAAAAAAGAGCAAGAAGAAAAAGACGAGGAACAAAAAAGGCAACAAAAACTACAAACCCTAGCAACAATTGAAATGATAGCAGGTAAAGAATCTGCAATAGGCAAAGCAGCATTTTTAGCAAGGCAAGCCATATTGATCAAGGAACAAATAATGGAAGCTAAAGCGACATTACAAAAAATGGGATTGTTAGCGGCAGAAGCTACAGCCGACACAGCAGGTGGCGCAGCAAAAACAGCAAAAATAGGATTTCCACAAAATGTTCCAATGTTAATTGCATTTGCAGCACAAGCTGCCGGTATAATAGCGTCAGTTAAATCTGCAGTTAATGCTGTAAAAAGTAAGGCAGCAAGTATGGGTGGCTCTGGTGGTGGCGGTGATTCAGCACCACCAAGACAAGTACCAGCATTTAATATTGTTGGAGCAAGTAGTGATAATCAATTAGCAAATGCGATTGGAGAAAATGAACAAAGACCAATAAAAGCGTTTGTTACAAGTGGAGATGTAACTAGCCAACAAAGTTTAGATCGCAATATTGTAGAAAATGCATCTATATAAATACAAATAAAAAAACTTAAACGTTATAATTATATGAAAATAGTGGAATTAATAATTGACGAACTAGATGAAAATAGTGGTATAGACGCTATTAGTTTAGTAGAAAATCCTGCAATAGAAGAAAATTTTTTGGCATTATCTAAAAACAAAGAATATAAGTTTGCGGAAATAGATGGTGAAAAAAGGATTTTAATGGGTGCAATACTTGTTCCTAATAAACCAATTTATAGAAAAGATGGAGAAGAGGAATATTATATATATTTTACCAAGGATACAGTACGCAAAGCATCTGAATTATATTTGTCAAAAGGAAACCAAAATAATTCAACATATGAACATTTTGAAAAGATCAATGGAGTTTCGTTAGTGGAATCTTGGATAGTAGAAAATACTAAAAAGGATAAATCTGCATTATACGGTATGGATTTGCCCCAAGGTACTTGGGTTGGCTCAATTAAAGTTTATAATGATGATATTTGGCAAGAATATGTTAAAACAGGATTAGTAAAAGGATTTTCTATTGAAGGATATTTTAGTGATCGTGCAGAAAGACCAAAGGAAAAAATAAAAGACGATTTATCAAAAGAAATTGAAGCTGGAAAAAAATTATTAAAAATTAAAGAAAATATTATTCGTTATACTTTTGAAACTTACAACGATTATCCACAAGCAGCAACAAACAATGCAAAACGCGCTATAAAATATAAAGAAAAAAATAATATTAAATGCGGAACTAAAGTCGGTTGGACTAGAGCAAGACAACTTGCTGAAAAAAAAAACATAAGTCGTGAAACAATAGGTAGGATGGCAAGTTTTAAAAGACACCAACAAAACAAGGATGTGCCTTATGGAGAAGGATGTGGTGGTATAATGTATGATGCTTGGGGTGGTGATTCTGGTATTAATTGGGCGATTAATAAATTAAAAACTTTAAAATGAAATTATTTAGTAATGGACGGTATAGTAGTCCTAAAAATGGTAAAAGAGGTTGTTTATGTCCAGATGGACAAACTTATTCTACAAAGTGTTGTGATGGCTCTTACCAAGCTCAAGGAATTGGCTCTATAACAAAAATTCCAAATTAAAATGCAAATGTTTTTTTGCGTTCGTTATATTTAAAGATTAAAAATAAATTTATGAAACCTACAGAAATGTTAAGTAAAATAACTTCTTTGCTATCAACTAAAATTGAATTAGCAAATGCCAAGTTAGAAAATGGTACAATTCTAGAGGCAGAAAATTTTGCAAGTGGTGAAAATGTCTTTATCGTTACAGAAGATGAAAAAGTTCCTTTACCAATTGGAGATTATACTCTAGAAGATGGAAAAACTTTAATGGTCTCCGAGGAAGGGATTATTGGTGAAATTTCAGGAGAAATGGCTGAAACAGAAGAAACTGAAGAGTCAGAGGAATTAGATTCACAAGTGGCAACAGGTTCAGAGCCAAGAGATATTGAAGCGGAACAAGATACAGACGAAAAACCTAAAACAAAAAAGGAAAAAAAGGATTTATCAGATGAAACTGAAATACAAGAAGAAGAAAACCTCGAAGAGGAAGAAAAAAACGAAATGACACAAATTGTTGAGGAAGTGGTTGCAGCTATGACACCTGTTATAGATGAAATTAAGCAAGAATTAACATATGTCAAAGAGGAACTTGGTAAAATGAAAAATGAGGATTTAGCTAGACAAGAAGTAGAGGAAAAATTATCTACAGAACCTGCGGCAACTGCTATCAAGCATTCGCCAGAGTCTAAAGCAAAACCAAAATTTGATTTACAAAGTAAAAACAAAAATGCTAATTCCACTATGGATAGGGTTTTACAAAGAATGTCTAATATAAATAATAAATAAAAATGGGTACAACTACAACATTTTCAAACGATGTCGAAAGAAAGTTTGAAACACAAGAAGTGATCACCGAGAGCAAAGCGATTACTGCAGCAGACAGCGGTAAAACCTTTTTAATTAGTGGCACAGGTTACACAATTACACTTCCGGCAGCAACTGCAGGAGTGCGCTACAAATTTCAAGTAGCAGCAGCTTTTAGTACAGATATGGTAGTTCAAACTGTATCAACTGAAAGAGATACAATTAGCGGATCATTAATCGTTGCAGGTGCAGTCGTTGATGCAGATGCAGTTGATAGAGTTACATTTGAAGATGGAGCAGAAAGAATCGGAGATTTTATTGAATTAACATCTGATGGTTCTGTATATACTTTATTTGGCAATGGCGCACAATCATCATCTATTACCGTAGGTGAACTATAATAATATTTAATATAATTTAAAATGGCAACAACTACTACAATAACAACTACCTACGCAGGGGAATTTGCAGGAGAATACATTTCTGCTGCTTTGCTATCAGGTACAACTTTGGCAAATAATTTAATTACAATTAAGCCAAACATTAAATTTAAAGAGGTGATGAAAAAAGTTGCAACGAATGATATCGTTAAAAATGCAACTTGTGATTTTGATCCTACTAGTACTTTAACTTTATCAGAAAGAACTTTGCAACCAGAAGAATTTCAAGTTAATTTACAATTATGTAAAAAAGACTTTATTAACGATTGGGAAGCTGCATCAATGGGTGCTAGTGCTTATTCTAATATGCCAAGTAAATTTTCTGATTTCTTAATTGCTCACGTAGCAGATAAAGTAGCACAAAAATTAGAACAGAATATTTGGGGTGGTACTAATGCTAATGCAGGTGAATTTGACGGATTTAGAACTACACTTTTAGCTGATGCTGATGTAACCGATGTAGGTGCAGGAGCGGCAGTTGATTCTTCTAATGTAATTGCAAAAATGGGATTGGTAGTAGATGCCATTCCAAGTGCAGTTTATGGAGCTGACGATTTATTTATTTATGTTTCTTCTAATGTTTACAGAGCATATGTAAGAGCGTTAGGCGGCTTTGCATCTAATGTAGGTGCAGCAGGTACTAACGATCAAGGAACACAATGGTTTAATGGCGGTGCGCTTACAATGGATGGAATAAATATTGTTTTGGCAACAGGTCTTGCGTCAAACACTATGGTAGCCGCTGAAAAATCTAATTTATTTTTCGGTACTGGTTTACTAAATGACACCAATGAGGTAAAAGTCATTGATATGGCAGAAATAGATGGCTCTCAAAATATTAGAGTGGTTATGAGATTTACTGCAGGAATACAGCACGCTATTGGAAGCGATATCGTTCTTTATTCTTAATAAATTAATAATTAACATAAAAGGGTAGGTGAGCCAAGTGCCTATCTACCCTTTTTTAATACTATAAAAATATGGCTTGCTTACTCACTAAAGGACGAAAATTACCGTGTAGAAATACTGTCGGTGGATTAAAGTCAGTTTATTTTACAGATTATGGCACAATGGGAGCGCTAACGGTCACTAGCGGACTTGTTACTGCTATGGCAGGGTCACCAACTGTATATAAATTTGACTTAAAAGGTAATTCTTCCTTGGAACAAACAATAACAGGGTCCACAGAAAATGGTACTGTGTTTTACGAACAAACCTTAAATCTTACATTAACAAAACAAACTAAAGAAGCTCAAGAGGAAATAAAATTATTAGTTAATGCTCGACCACATATTTTTGTTGAGGATTATAATGGAAATTATTTTCTTGTTGGTGCAGTCCACGGTGCCGAAGCAAATGCTGGAACTATTTCTAGCGGAGCGGCAATGGGGGATTTAAGCGGATATACGCTAACTTTTTCAGCGCAAGAAACTATACCGGCATATTTCGTTACTTCAACTGTAGTTACAGGTGCAACACAAGGAACGCAATTAGATCCAGGATAGACTTTTTTCATTTTGTTTAAAAGAGGTAACAGAAATGTTACCTTTTTTTTTATGCAAATATTGAATATCTTGCGTTATATTAATATGAAAATTTTAACCACAAGTTCATCAGCACAAACAATTAAAGTAATTCCAAGAGAATATATCACAAGTGGAACTTTAACTGTAAGAAATGATACCACAAATACAAGCACAAATTATAGTATAAGTGCTAGTACAATAGATGATGATTTAAGTTTTAATGTTACTTTTAGTCCTGTTTTAAAAGAAGGTTTTTATTACGATATGACATTAAAAAATTCATCTTCAAAAATAATTTACAAAGATAAAATCTTTTGTACTGATCAGACTATTAATCAAACCAACAACAATTATTATACTGTAAATAGTGGAGAATATACAACACAAAACACGTATGATGATGATTATATTACATTATGAGCATAAAAATAGTTAATTTAAATAGTTATTCTACTCCGGAAATAGTTGAGCAACAAAACAAAGAATGGATTGGATATGGAGCAGACAATAATTATTTCCAATATTTAATAGACAGACATAATGGTAGTCCAACTAATAATGCCGCTGTAAATGGCATATCTCAATTAATTTATGGACAAGGATTGGATGCAACTGATTCAAATAAAAAACCAGATGAGTATGCAAGAATGCGTGGACTTTTTAACAATGATTGTGTTAGGAAATTAGCACACGATTTAAAATTATTAGGACAAGCATCAATTCAAATAATTTATTCTAAAGATAGATCGCAAATAGTAAAAGTAGAACATTTTCCTGTGGAAACATTAAGAGCAGAAAAAGCAGACGAAAATGGTGAAATAAAGGCTTATTATTATTGTCCAGATTGGCAAAAAGCAAAACCCTACGAAGAGCATCAGAGAATTTCTGCTTTTGGTATGAGTAACGAGCCAATAGAAATATATTACATAAAACCATATAGGACAGGATTTTATTATTATTCACCTGTAGATTACCAAGGTGGGTTACAATACAGCGAATTAGAGGAAGAAGTGGCAAATTATCATCTTAACAATATTATGAATGGATTAGCACCAAGTATGTTGATCAATTTTAATAATGGTATTCCAACAGAAGAAGAAAGACAGGCAATAGAATATCGTATTAAGGATAAATTTAGTGGAACCTCAAATGCCGGAAAATTTATTTTAGCTTTTAATGATAATGAAACACAAGCGGCAACTATGGAGCCTGTGCAATTGTCTGACGCACATAATCAATATCAATTTTTATCTGACGAATCTATGCGTAAAATTATGGTAAGTCATAGAATAGTCTCGCCAATGCTTTTAGGAATAAAAGATCAAACAGGTTTTGGAAACAATGCAGACGAATTAAAAACAGCAAGTGCATTAATGGATAATACGGTTATTAGACCGTTTCAAAATTTATTAATAGACGCTTTTGATCAAATACTTGCATATAACGATATAGCGTTAGATTTATATTTTAAAACATTACAACCATTAGAATTTGCTGATTTAGAAAATGCAGTAACCAAAGAACAAGTAGAAGAAGAAACAGGACAAAAATTGTCTTTATCATCTAAAATTATAGATGGAAGAATGGCATACGATACAAAAGAAGAAGCTATAAGGATTGCCGAAGATTTTGGATGTGGTGGTTATCATACACATATTGTTGGTGATCAGGAATGGTATATGCCTTGCGAATCGCACGATCTAAAAGCACCTTGTTGGAAAGGTTACGAAATGATCGGATTTAAAATGAAAAACGGTAAGAAAGTACCTAATTGTGTTCCAATAGACGCTGCAAAACAAATAAGAGAAGCAATTTTAACTGCATTAGATGGATTAGGTGAAGATGAGGATTTGGAAAATTATGTTTTAGTGGATGAAAGACCAGCAGATACTGAAAATGATCCAATAATGAATAAAACATTAAATTTTGCTAATGTCGTAAGAAGTACAC